ATTCCTACGATAACTCGCTTGCTTTCGTGGAACAGTTTAACATAGTTGTTAAACACAATAGGAGCTGAAACGATACGGTCAATAACACCGTTTCGGTCGTTAACAACAGCCTGTGCAGCATCTTCAACCATACGGTCGTTCAATACTGAACCATTTGCGTTGATTACAGATACGTCACCAAAATAAGCATCCAATACCTGTTCAGATGTCTTACCAAGCAAACCGCCTGTAATATCGTTAATACCCTCTACGTGTTGTGCGAACACACCGTCAAACTCTTGTTCAATTTTGGAACGGTTAGAAGTGATAACCTTTTTGTCCAACTCTGTCTGTAACAGGATAGTTTTATTTTCAACTTCCTTAGTGTACAAACTGCCGACAACGGTTTTCACAATCATACCCGGATGAGTAACCTGTCCAGTCACACCAGAGAACGCAACTACGATAGATTTACGTCTGTAAATACTGTCGGTTTCTGTCGGGGTTTCGCCTTCAGAATTGAATATACCCACGTTCTGTCCGTATTTGTACAACTGATTGTACTGATGAACGGTACTTTCAATTCGTTGACGTGGCAATTCATTCCAGAATACCAATTGGTCTAAACGGTTTTCCAAATTCTTCAGCACGTAATCCAAGCTCTCAGGTTTCAAACCTCCACCATTATTGAGCTGATTATCGTACTGCATACCAGTCATAAGACCAGCTTCCATCGCTTTCAAAATTTCGTCAGCGGTCATGCTTTCCAACGGATTATCGTTGTTCTGCCCTTGATAATTGTATAAATCCATATTATTTTAATCTTAAAAGTTTCACTTCACGAAATTATTTAACTAGACGCACGCCTTTCTTTTCGTACAGGTATTGTGCAACAGGTTCACCAATAGCACCACCAATCGGGTCAAGAATGTATGCCATTGCATTGTCATTCAATGACTTCGCAAGGGTTTTGTCTTCCTCTTCCTGAATGGATTTAAGTATAAGTTCACGTACCACCAAACGGTCACGGCTTGCACTCAAGGAAGTTTTACCTACTTGGTCTTTGATACCACCGCCCTCGGCAATACTTTTTTCAATGATAGCTTGGCTCAAACCAGAAGTTTTGAAACTTGGAGCTTGTTTACCAAACAATTCAATAGCCGTTTTCATTCCTTCCATAGACTTCTCAATGCGGTCTATTACGGGATTGAAATACGCTTCACAAGTACGCTCAACAATTGCAGGAATAGACTTTAAAATCTCTTCGTTCTGCGTGTTTACTGCACCCAAAATCTCTTCGGACATAGATTTGTAGAAAGCATCCAAGCCCAAAGACTTTGCAATGTCAGGTTTGTTATCACCGCCCATGTCGCAATCTTTCTTGCCTTTACCTTTTTCAAGGTCTTTATCAGCATCTTCGTCTTCGTCCTCAATTTCTTTCTTTTCCTTCTTTTCGTCCTCTTCTTGTTTCTTGTCACGCTTTTCATGAACGTCATCCCCTGCACCCTCTCCGTGGTCATCGGGTCCGTACTGCGTAGACTTAGCCAAGTCAATAGCACCTGTGGCAATCCACTCCGCTACTGTCTCCTCAGAAAAATCACTACTTAATAGCGATTTAACCAAAGCATCTTCTTTTTGTTCTGATGTTAATACATACATAATCTTCAATTTTTCTTGGTTAAAATTATAGCTTAATTTCTTTTCCTAAAAATGTCCTATCAAATTTTCTCTTCAATAATTCGGAATTTTGAATCGATAACTATCCGTTTATCTCCGATAACTTTTTCAAACATAATGTCTCTATCCAAACGACTTTTGATAAGAGAACCCGTAGGAATGAAATCTTGCTCTTGCACACCCTTAACAAAATCTAAATAGGAGTTAAAGTTCACAGGGGTAAACGTTAACGCAATATTATTGATAATTGCTTTCGTAATATGCTTTTCATTCTTGGGGTCACGCTCCAGTGCCTTGCCCTCTATGGACATTCCCGGACGTCGTGTACTGCCACTCTCTTTCATCTCAATACACTTGTCCCAAAAGGCACGGGCTTCGGGGCTTTCTGACCAGAGTTTACCCTTTACCCAAAATTTGTTATTGATGATTCTACCGTCCAATGGCTCGCCAATCCAGAAACGGCTTTTCAGCTCTTTGGCACGAACGGTCAAGTGGTCTAAGTTGAACAACCCGTGTTTTAAGAAGTAATCTATAACGAAGCCATTTGGCTCCATGCTATCTCCTTGATAATCTTCACTGCTGTCGCTCGCAATACCCTCAAAGACCATATTTTCGTATCTCCGGTCATCCCCCCGTTCATATTGGGT